GACGCGGTAGAGCGAAGTTGCAACAGCTCAAAGTTAGCGTTAGTTTCTGTTGTGGTAATCTCAACTTGTAATAATCTGATTGATTTAAATAGTTGGGTATACTTGGTAATCTCATCACTTGTTACGATGACTGATCCGTCTGAAGTACCCCATTGGGCTGTGCCGAAAGTGTCTGCTCCCCATCCGATAGATCCTGAGACTGCTGAGCCTGTGATAGTGAAAGACTTGATTGATTCTGTGCTACCGTTTCTAAGTTCTGCGATGATACTTACATTGACTGAACCTTGTACGTTCTTAAATAGTGCATAGAAGAGTTTAACAATCTTGAGTAGTGACCATTCTTTGAAGACTTCTTTGTTTGTTCTTACTGTCTTTTGAATAGCTGTTCCTGTGTCTGTATTAAGAGACATCTCAAAGGTATAGACCTTGTTATCATTAAATGAACCTAGTACCCATCTTTCAGTACCTGTTGAGTCGGTGTAGTTGGTCATGTGAGAGATACCATAAGGAGTTTTCCAAGGTCCTGTCCATGCTCCACGTTCTCTATCGTATACAATCATCTCTTTTCTACTAGGGAATGAGAGGATATATTTCTTATCTACATATAAAGCAGTAGCATTTTTATAATCAGTATCATTTAAGAGGTCTAAATAAGGCCTCATCTTGGCACTAACCTCATTGGTACGGATAACATTTAAGAATTTAGGCTCAAATCCTGTTACATATAGACCATTCCTACCAAAGTAGAAGGTATCATTCTCAACTGTTTGGATAGTATCTTGGTTACTACACCCAATAGATGTTGAAACAGGTTGATAAGTAGGATCTAAGAGTAAGAAGTTTCCGATAGTAACTGTGGTTAGCTCTACTCCATAATGAGATGTGTCTTTATACACAATAATCTTATCTGTTCCAGGTTGTACTGCTATTCCTGTAATGTCTTCTCCTGAGTCTGGGTCGATATAAATGAATCCACCACCATCTAAATAGTTAAATGAATATTGCTTGGGGAATCTACCTGAGATTAAAAGTTTGTTTGGGTCTGATGCGTCTACTGCTAGTAACCTATCTCTGAATTTAGTAATAAAGTTACTCTTAACACCACCTGTTGTATTAGTAAGAGGAGAAAGAATAGTTTCACTTGTTACTCCACCCCTGTCTACATACTCTGATATAGAAGGTCCTACTGCTGCCAACAAGGTTTCATCTGCGGGAATACCTCTATAAATCTGATATCCCGATACATTTCCTGTTGCTAGTGTCCAAAACACTCTAACCTCTGTATCACTTAAGTCTTGAGGTAGTTCTGGTAGTTCTACTGCTGTTGACCCTGTTGTTTCTCCACCATTCTTTGAAAGTGTAGTGATTCTCCATGAGTAAGTAGCTGATCCTGATGCACCTGAGAAGTTAGTAGCTGTTACTCCTGTAGGAGCTGATAGGGTTGCGAATATAGAAAGAGTAGCACCTGTGTAGGAAGCCATTGGTCTATCCTTACTTACAATATAAGTAATTCCTCCGAGTTGTTCTGCTCTTATGATTGATCCTGATGGATATGATTGACCACTAATCTGAGTTGATCCTGTGCCATTCTTTTTAGCTAAGTATCCTTCATCTGTTAAGGCAAAGAGTTCATTAGTACCATCCAGGGTATTTATATATGATCCAAAACCTCTAACTGATCCTGTGGCATTAGCTGTGAAGTAGTTATCAGTACCCCATCTACCAGTGGCAACACCACTACCTGTAAGCATGACGTTGTCAGCAATAGATAGTTCATCTCTGCCTAGCTCAGTAGGTCTTAAAAGAAGGTTTAAACCCTTTTTGAAAGTACTCCACTCTGCTGTGACATCCCTCTTCTTTTTGAAGGCTGGTGGTCTAGTATTTATTTGTGGCATTTATCCTCTTGCTTTTCCGATACTCCATCTATTACTTCCAGTTCTACGAACACTATTTTGTCCTCCTGGTGTTTGAACCATATTTCTACCGATCATATTTCTAAGTAATCTTTGTGAGTTGGCTTCTACCTGTGGGAATCTTTCATCTGATCTTGACTGTAGTACTAGTGAAATAACCTTTTGAACAACGAATTGATCGTCTGGTACTTCACAAACATCTGTGAGGGTAGCCATATTGCTAGGTTGTCTTTGGTATGTGAGTGAAAGAGTAGCTAAGGATGCCATACCATTGAAGGTAACAACATATCCTTGGTTATCATTGCCTTCTACGTAACAGTATTTTTCATTAACATCTTTTAGGGTTCTGTCTGATGGGATAATTTCTGGGAAGAAGTTTCTATTAGCGTCTTTAGGTATACCCTCAAACTCTTTGAAGTTGGTTAAACTTAGTGTGGTATTACTAGCGACCGCTGTTAGGGGTGTTGATAGTTCTTTGAATCTATAAGAATCACCCCATTCTCTAACTGCTTGTTGGGCATAGGCTGTTCTTACTGTTAAATCATCTCCTGTAGGAAGAGAAGCTTCTAGGTCTAGGTATGAATTAGCATCAATTAATATTTGTTGTAGAGTACGCGACATAGAGTCACCATACAACGAAAGAAGATTGGTTATCAATCCTACTTGAAAGTTTCTTTTTCAGCTTTAATTCTCTTTTCTTCCATGTCTAAGTAAGCAAATCTAGCTAAGTGTTGTGTAGAGTCTCCAAAGGTAGGAGTTCCTATTCTCATTCTAAGATCACGAACAGCCCATTTAATATCCATTGGGTCTGTGGCTCCATTCTCCTTAGCCCATTCAACTAATGTTTTAACTTCTTCGTTATATTCACCATCTCTTAGGTCTAAGACCTGTTTTACTGCTATGGAGTCTATTTCTCCAGGAGTACCACCATCTATTCCAATAGGAGAGTTATATTCTTTTTCTATTTGCTCGACCTCTGTGAGATCTGCCTTTACTATTTTTATATCCATAATTACTCCCAAGGGAAGTCTTCAGTTCCATGATAGAGAATTGGAATTGGATCGAACCCCCACTTCTTAATATATCTTTCTCGGTTTTTCTTATCTACTGAGCCATTGTCATCAAAGCTATGAATAACTTGGCCTTCTTCATGTTTAACTTGTACGGAGTAATCTCTTGATATTGTATGTCCTGATTTGAATACTCTTGTCCAGTAGTCTACATCTTCATAATTGTATGGGTGGAATTGTTCATCAAAGTATCCGACTATGTCTAATGTCTCTGGCCTAAGCATGAAACAACAGGCAGGAATCCAAGTTTTAATCTCTTCTGGTTCTGTTCCTGATCTCATGTGAGTGACGGCAGGCATAGAAGCTAGTGAGTTGGGGAATAGTGTTAGGGCGTTGACCATACAGTCTAGCCATCCTTCTGTGACAAATACATCGTCTGAGATAACTACTAAGTAATCACCAGTAGCTTTCTTTAGTCCATCATTCCAACCAACAGCACAACCTTTGTTTCCTCCAGTGTGTCTAATATAGATGTCTGCTTGTTCTTCTAGGTATTCGTTATGGAATTTAGAGTCATCATCAACAATGATTAGTTCGTAGTCTTTGGAGAAGGTCTTGATATGGTCAATACACTTCTCAACCATCTTAATGTGGCGTTTCTTTCTTACAAGAGTTGCTAGTATTATACTGAATCGAAACTTTGCCATATTTCCTTCCAATTGATAGATGGAGCCATATAATCCCTAACCATGTGAGTTGACAATGAAGGGATGGCTGTCCATAGTTGGTGTCCATTTTTTCTAAGATCTATCCAAACTTGATCGTCTAGATATCCATGACTGTTTAACATATCTATGTTTTCTTTTACTAATTTAGAGTGACAACCCCAACTCATTACATTACGAGCAGACTTTCTAAAGTGATGGTTATCTACTATTCTAATTTCGGTTTCTCGTGGATGTATATCGAATCTTGAATAAAAATCTGGATGATCATAGGCACTAACTAACCCCAACTCCTTAATTGATTCTAGTATTAACTTTCCAGAGTTAGGCAGATAATAGTGATCACATTCATTAAATAGAACATAGTCATCTACTTTAGAAGCTATCTCGTAAGAGTTAAGCATGGCTTTATTCTGACCGTCAGTAGTCTTGATGATCTCATGCTCCCAAGGGAATCTCTCTAAGTAAGAGTAATCATTGACGTGATCGGCTAGGAATATAACTTTAGGCTTGATGTCTGAGAAGGCGTTAATAAAAGAATCTAAACACAACTTGTTCAACTTAACCTTATCTGTTTGATAGATAGGGCTTGGGTTAGAACTTGGTATGTCTGTTATTCTGTAGATAACGAGCATTTTTCTCCTATTACTTGGTCAATGAAGTCAATCATTTCCTCTGTGATACTTGGATGAACTGATAAGAACATTCCATTGATCATTACATCATCTGAGTTAGGTAAATCTCCATGTTTAACATAGTTAGTATTTTTATATGCAGGGTGTCTAAGGATATTACCTGAGAAGATAGTTCTACACTCAATGTTGTTCTTTTCTAAGTGATCCATTAACTCACCTCTCTTAATACCTCTGATCATCATAGGGAATGAGAACCAACATACATCGGCATCTTGATCAAACTCCATAAGTTGTAATTCTTTGTATTTACTAAACCTGTTGTATAGAGACTTAAAGTTTTCTAGTCTTCTCTTACGCATCCAGTCAATCTTTTTAAGTTGAACTCTACCCATAGCACATTGAAGCTCTAAAGGTTTCATGTTGTAGCCTATTTCCTCATAGACATATCTTGATCTGTAATCCTCTGGTAGTCCTTCATAGTCATATAGTTCATCTGTACCAGTAGCACGTCCCCACTCTCTTAGTTTCTTAACAGTGTCAGCTAATTCTTCATTGTCTGTTAGAACAGCTCCACCTTCACCAGTTGTGATAATGTGTGCTGCGTGGAACGATACACAGCTTAGGTCTGCGTATACATCAACGTATTTACCATCTATTAATGTTCCATATCCATCACAGTTATCTAGCACGATGATACAGTCATCACCAACAATATTACGTAGAGCTTTAGTATCAACGGGATTAGAAGCAATGTTGACAGCAATGACAGCACTAATCTTTTCATGTTGGGTAGCTTTTTTAACTTCTTCTAAGTCTAGTAATAATGTCTTAGGATCTACATCTATTACATAGGGAATTAGTCCACATTGAATGATTGCATTGAAAGCAGTAGGGAAATTGACAGCAGGGATGATTACTTTAGAATCCTTTTCTAGTTTGAGTGCAGTAAGAGCAATAAGTAGGGCTGAAGAGCCAGAATTGACTACTACAGCACGTTTAACACCAGTATTTGATGCTAGTTCTTCTTCAAATGCGATAGATTCAGGACCAACAGTCCATCTTTCACCGTTATTAGATAACATTACGTCCATTACAGCTTTAACTTCTTCTAATCCAAGGATAGCTCCACCATATTTAATACGATCTTTAATTTGTTCAAACATTAATCTCCTTTTCGATAGTTATTACAGGGGGTAGTTCTTTTTTTTTAACCCAGTTCCAAGTTTTAATTAATCCTTCTCTTAGTGGGGTTTCTTTATAGTTAAATAGTTTCCTTTGAAGGGTATGATCAGCTAAGAACATTGATATCTCTTGAGGTCTTGCTGGTTTCATCTGTACTTCTGTGGTTAATCCAGTTACTTCTTGTAGGATGTCTGACAGTTCTTTGATACTAATCTCATTCTCTGCACCCATGTTCATAGTCATGTTGGGAGAGTATAAAGAGTTGACCATTACTTCTACAACATCATCGACATATGAGAAGGCACGTTTCATCTTACCTTCACCAAATAACATATATGGTTCACCTTCCATTAGTTTACGCATGAATAGAGCAACTACATTCTTGTATGGGTCGTCCATCTTCTGTCCAGGTCCATAGATGTTGTGAGGTCTGAATATTACATATTGAAAGCCATACACCTTGGCCATTATCTTAAGGATCTGTTCACTAGCTAACTTATTAACACCGTAAACATCTTTAGGGATAGTAGGACCATCTTCTTTGTAAGGAACTGTTGCTTCTCCATAGACTGCTACACTTGATGTGTATAAGAACTTCTTAACTCCTACGTTAACAGCTGATTTTAATACGTTGACGAAGATACCGATATTTCTTTGGGTCATATCTACAGGAGATACTTGACCTCTGGCTTCTGCTGCGAAGGCTGCTAAATGATAGACTACTTCTGGTTTAAATTCATTGAATACATCGTCTACTTTCCTTTTATTTCTTAGATCATATCCGTGTTGTCTTGATAGTCCTAAGACTTCATGTCCTTGTTTCTCTAGTTCTTTTACGAGGTTTGATCCTACTAGACCAGTATCACCAGTACAAATTATCTTCATAGATCTCCCCAAGGTTTAATTATTTCTTCTAAGTGAGAACTCATCCATTTGACACAATCTTCATCCGTTACTTCTTCTGGTATTGTGAATTGTAGGTCAATTTTCTTCTCTATTTCAGGATCTCTTACGATTGGTAGATTACCTTTTCTCATTTGGTCTACCATCCATACGTATCTAGGGTCATTCATTCTTCTAGTACGATTAACACTAGAGCCACCTTCGTCTACTCCTAGAGTTGACCAATGATCAATACAGATACACTGATTAGTGTCATCAACCCAGAGATTATAACCAAGAGCCTTAGCTCGATAAATGATTTCTGTGTCATCCCATCCAAGTGCTTCGTCATAAAACTCCCAATAGCCATTCAAGGCTTTTAATGTTGATAATGGAACAGCTCCGAAGTTCTGTTCAAAGTCTCTTATTACGTCTGATCTTCTAACTCCGTTGTTCTGTATCCTGATATTTTTCCTCATAAACTTACCTATGACATCTAGTGATCCATCAAACCAATCCTCTTTGTTATCCACATTAGGTTTAATCTTAGGAGCATAGTAGTTATCACATGGAGCAATGAAGTCTCCTGGGTGTTGTTTACTAACTCTTAGTAGTTCTTCTAGGCTCGTTGGAGTAAGCAGGACGAAATCTTGCAAGAAGACGAAGAGGTATCCTGATGCTTTTTCAATAGCCAGATTATTTGCATTGCAAAGACCATAAGTCCTATCAGTACCACCTTGATGAATGTATTTAATATCCAGATTGTATTGTTTTGCATATTTATCAGCTATCTCCTTCCTACTTTCTTCTTGACCATCTACAATTATAACCTCAAAGTTGGTGTGAGTCTGAGAGGCAAGGTTACTACACATTATGTTGAACCACCCGTCCCTAATTGAAGGAATAAAAACTGTTACCTTGTCATCATGCTTGGTAGGTTCAAAGTCCCACTCTTTAGCAATGTTAGACCAGTCATATTTACGTACAAACTTCTGGCATTTAGTGACCATCTTCTTCCATCTAGGTTTATCACCCATGATAGAGAGTAACTCTTCTAGGTATTCTTCTCTGACTCCATCGTTTCTGATGTCACCTTCTATTAAGATTCCTTTACAAGCAGTCTCTTTAAGAGCTCCTAGTGTCATAGTGACAGGTAGTAAACCGTCATTTTGAGCTTCTAAGGCTGTAATACAATTAATTTCTGTAAATTCGGTAGGGTACGCCCAGATTCCACAATTCATTCTAACTTCTTCTAGTTTATCTTTACCAACTCTTCCATGCTCTGTAATACCATCTTGTTTCATTAACTCTACCTGCACTTGTTTCCAAGCTTGTCTCTCTTTGTTGTTGGCAGTAGCTTTATCAAATAAATCCCAACCATAACAGATATCTAATGTAGCATCTGGATACTTGCTCTTAATCTCTTTCCACATAGAAAGGAGTATATCTAGAGACCTATCATAGCTTGATCCCCAGAAGAGTTTATGGTGTTTCATTTTGTTTCTATTAAGTAACTAGCTGATACAAATCCGACAACTGCCCAGATTGTATAGATGTCTAAGTCTCCATCGTTAAGAAGCATAACTCCTCCTAATATTATCACTGCTGTAGTAGCGTGAACAAAAACCTTTAATGCTTTTTTCATACGTTTTCCTTTTTATTTTTATTTTTATATCCATGTGTTTTCTTTTCATGGCATTTTTTACAAAGAGTTCTGCCATTATTTATATCCCAGAGTTTAGATATGTCTTCTTTGGTATAAATATCTTTAAACTGTATCGGGTGGTGATCTGCTTCTAAATTTCCACCCTTATTGTCTCCACATATTACACAAGTATATTTATCTCTCTTATATACTGCCGATCTCCATCTTTTATAATCAGCAGATTTTCTTAGTTTTATTTTATAAGGAGTTATCCCACCTTTCCAATTAGGGTGCTTGTCTCCAGTTATTTTTTCATTTTTCTTTCCAAACCAATACCTTAAAGGATTGGCTTTGTGTGATTCACTCATCTTCTTTCTTGTCTCATCAGACATTTTCATACCCCTATTACTCAATCCTTGCTTTCTTGATCTTTCTAAAAAATCAGAGTAAGAATCGCTTAATTTTCTTTTTTTCCATGACTTTGACTGCTTTTTTTTTGTTTCTTCAGTCAAAGTCCATCTCTTCCCCAAGGCTCCACTTGGTTTTCCTACTCTATATTTATATGCACAATCCAAGACACAAAACTTGTTTCCTTTTTTTATTGTCTTTGAACATTGTAAACAGTATTTCATTAGACAAGTTTATCATATATTAACACCATTTGAAACCACCTTAAACTTGTCTCCATATTTAGATAACATCTCCTTTCCTGCTAGATTTTTGTGATATTCACTCTTTACCATTATTGTATCTATTGCATTTAGATGTTCCTCTTTCATATCAATTGGATTCCAAATGTCGTGTAAATCTATAATAGTTTTTTTAGATTTGATTGCTGGAGATAAAACCCAATTTCTCCAAAAAATTATAATATTAAACTTATCCCCTTTGTTGAAGTAGTACCACGGTAAGTAAGTAACTCCACCCTGTTCTCCCATGTGTTCAGGATCACCGTAAATTGTGACTTTATAACCCATATCAACCCATGCTTTTGATAGCTCAATGACTGCTGTCTCTGATCCTCCGATACCTTTAGATAGGCTTTTAGAGTCCCACTTCTCGAAGTGTTTACCTCCGAAGTTAGCAAAGTAACAAATCTCTTTGTCTCCCCATATCCTTGGGCTGGTTGTTTTCTTTCTATGATTGATTGCAAATGGTTGTTCAGAGATAACTAGAGGTAGTGCGTTTAACATTCCTCTTATAGATTCTTTATCTCCTATGTTCTCTAGGTAGTTAAGAAGGCTTAAGGTATTCTCTGATGCGTTCTTTAAGTCCTGTCTGTCCATTAAGAAGAGTAAGTTTTCATGGTTCTCTTCAAGAGGTTGTTCTTTGAGTAGAGCTTTGGCAGCTTCAACAGCACCATCAATATCTTTGTCTACTTGGTATTTAAGTTTAAGAATGATTTGAGCTAGTAATACCTTTAACTCTTTAGGGTTGCTGATACCTGCTGTCTTGCTATCTAGTTTCATTTGACCACATAGTTCAGTCCAATGTCTTGCTTCTCTGTTACGTCCTACATTAAAGTAGGCTAGAGCTAGTCTTACATAGTGAAGAGGTTGATGAGGGTACTCTGAGATTGCTTTGTGTAGATATTTAATAGCTTCGTGGTTCTTACCCATCTTAGTAGAACAGATAGCCATGAGGTCACAAGCATTGGCTCGTTCTTCATCCCATCCACTCTTAGTGAGGTATTCTTCGCCCATCTCAATACAAAGTGGTAGTAAGTCTCCACCTAGTTCTGTATAGATCTTCATTAGGTATAGAAGTGTTCTAGGATCGGCAGTATCTTCTTCTCGTTCTTGTTTGAGTTGTAGTTCTAAGATTCTCTGGTTACGTTGCATCTTTTCTAGTGATTCATCGGCACTGGCAGTGTGCATAACAGCCATTGGTCTATCTTCTTGGTGATAAGGGAACTTAGTATAGTTATTCTTTTGTCCTTCTACTGGAACTGGTGTTTCGTGTAGTCTACCCTTCCATGTAACAACTCCTGGTCTAATAAGTCTTTCTCTATAGTGTTCAATGTCTACTTCTTTAAATGTTTGTAAGCTTGGCTCACCATCGAAGGAACAACCGTACCAATATGCTAGGAATACTACATCTTTACCGTTAGTCTGTGCTTGTTTGGCTAATTCTTGTAAGTGTTCACCACCTACTAAGAGATCATCTGCATCTTGCCAGTAAATAAAGTCAGTATCTTTAGGAACTCTGTTAAAAGAATGGTTTCTTTGTGCTGAAAAGTCATCTGTCCAAGGTAAATGAGTGTAATCTATCTCTACATTAGGAAATATACCTCGAGTAGACTCAATGAGAGCCTCAATTTGGGATGTTTCTTTACCATTGGATGTGATCTGAGCGAACTTGACGTAGGGAAGTACTGAATACAGTGATTCTTTGAATGATTTAACTTCTGAGTCGTCTTTAACGATGATACTGAAGGATATTTTAAGCATAGTTACTAGTCCTTAGTTCTGGTATTTTTTTTGATAGGGGTGTGTAGAATCTTTTGTCTTGAACTTTAACCCCTGGCATTAGTATTCTTAAGATTCCTTCAAATCTGACAGGATATGCTATTGAAAAGATACCACCCTCTTTGATGGATTGTTTAACTGTTCTTTCGTTATCTCTTTGAAACTTTGTGCTTTCTACAAACTCTTTATGTTCTAGTGGGAAGAGTGATACCCATATTTTATATGCTTCTACTGATAGTTCTACGATTGTTTTATTGGCTACTTGAGAGTTACCTTGATTACCTTCTACTCTAACACTATCATCTATGCCCATTTTATTAGATTTAGTTATTAGATGGGAAATAGCAAAGGCTAATTCTTGTTCTTTTGCTGTTAGGCTGAGGCTCATGTGGGTAGTATATCATAGTGGATAATTCTTCTTATTTTATATGTTCTAACGGTTAATATTGTATGATACATTTTTAATAAACAAGTGTTGTGATAAATAAAAACTCCCCCTGTTAAGGGGGAGTAGTTGACTTGTTATTCGAGTAAAACTGTGTTTACAGCTTATTGTCAAATCCAGTTCTTTTAACACTAGCCCTTTGGGCGAATGCTACCTCTGTGAATTCAGTGGTATACATACCTCTCTCTGAGTGACCTACTCTTGCAAGTGGGACCCATTTAGGTTCTCCGCCTACTAAGAATGAGTGTTTAAATGTTTCTTCTCTAAGAGCATATACTGCGAGAGCATTACCCAAAGTAGCTGAAACATTAACTGCACGGACATCCTTATGAGGGATAATCTTAACTTCTTGACCAACTTGAGAATCATAGACTCTGATTTGATTAACAAGTTTCTTTTCACTAGCATCGATGTTTCTAGTAAGATTAGAAGTGAATCCTGAGATTCTTCTACTAATGATCATAGGACATACGAGGATATCTGCGATGAATTCCATACCGACTTCATCGTAAGAATCTTGCATCATATCGTTAAGCTCTATTTCTGTGAAAGAAGTACCAGATGCTCTGAATGTAACGTTGGTTGAGATCATGTTGTCAAAACCATTCATTCCACTAGCAATACCTGATAATCTAGCAACTACATCACCATTAACAGAGACGAATTCCATCTTAGCTTTTAATCTCTTAAGAGCTCTATCTTTTTGAAAAGACATAGGGTCTTCACCAGTGATGGTGCTCATTCCTTTGGCTGTATCAGAAATCTGAATTGTCTCATCTAAGATGACAGTATAGTTATTAGTACGTGTTGGAGATGATAGATCGCTATATGAAGCGTCTGCTCCTTCGATAACACCTGTGACTGATGTAGGACGTGCTGTGTTGTATGTAGACCATTCATGCAAAGCATTTGTGGCTGCAGGAGCAACTCCTAAGTTAGTCATAAAGTAGTTATCGGTGTTTGGTGAAACGTCTTTCAGAATAGATAGAAGTGAATCCACCTTGTCTGTAGCGTTTGCATATTGTTTACCGAATGCCATTTTGTTCCTTTATATATATTATTAAGACTCCAGTCTTCTCAACCTCTCTGCCATGGCATTGTCGTCATGTAGGGATCTTGCCTTAAGTGACTCAAAGCTCTCACCGGTTGATTGTCTTGGTGTCGTGCCTGATACTGCGACTTGATTTCTTTGTTCTAGAACCTTTTGAGCTTTTACTTCATTAGGTTGAGTCCTAAAGTACTTTGAAAGTTTACTTGCTGATGCCATTGCGTCACGTGTGCCTGATGTTACCATCTGTGACGTTAAGTCATTCCTTACAAGTTCATATGCTTCTTGATTGAAGCTTTCTGACTTGGGGTCTAACTCTGGATAAGATTGATAGAGAGCTTTGGTTTCGCTGTTAATCTCGAATCGAGATATACGTTCCTCTGCTTTCCTCGCCCTTTCATTAGCCTCTTCAGCTTGCTTTCTTGACTTCTTAGCCTCTTCTAGTTCATTCTTCAAGAACTCAGCATTGACATATCCTTGATCATCCACCAGCGTTGGTGCTGGTTTAACCTCTTGCGGTACTTGCTGGTTGTAAACAGGTTGCAACTGAACTGGTTGCATATATTGCTGTTTAGTTTCCTGCGGTACTGGTGCAGTAGGTGTACCAAGAAAGTCTAATACAGAAGGTAGATCTTTACGGGCATCAAGTTGGTGTTTAAGTTCCTCCTTTTCAGCTTTAAGTTTCTCGAACTGTTCCTTTGTGCGTTCTTTAACACTTGGGTCTAGTTCACCCTCCACGGGTTCTTCTGTTGGGGTCTCTGGGGTGGACATAACCTCTGCGGTTTCCTCGCTTTGAGGTTGCTCTTGAGTTTCCTCTACAACAACATCTTCTTGTCCGTTTTCGATTTCTTCAGGCATGAGAAATCTCCTTTAGCTCGATTGAATAACTGCTCTATTTTAGGTCAGAGCATACGACCCGAGTTAATTATTCTTATACACACATTGAGGTTAGGTTATCAATACTATTGAGGTTGGGAAGCTTTTACGATGTCTATTATCCTAGCACCAGTATATCCCACTGGGCACTTCTTACATCTGGCTTCAGTTGAGGAGACTACATATAATTCATGTTGGCATTTGGGGAAGTTTAGTTCAGTCTTATGAGTTTTACCTAGACTGTCATCTACTTTATTTAATGGAGGCAAGTTGTTGGACATTTTGTTGTTCTACTCTAATAGCTATTTGACGTGATCTTTCTTCTGCTCCTGATAGTTTATCTATGAGTCTTTCATAACCCTTAGCAGTTCCATAGGATAAGAAGTACTCTCTTTGAAACTCTTGTAAGTCTGCCTTAGGTTCAATCCACTTATTAGATATAAAGCTATTGAGGTAGGGCAGGAGGTGCTGTTGGAAGTCCTTGTTGTGCCATAGGCGATTGAATGCCTGCTGGTTGAGGAGCTCCTTGCTGTGCCCCTGGATTCGCTTGTTCTTCTGCTCCTGGTTGAGTTTGGATTTCAGTGAAGAATCTTGTTGCGTCCTTAGCACCGCTTGCTTCGAGGGTTTCAATGATGATTTCTTTGGCATTAGGTTTTACTCCTTCTTGTGCCAGTAATTGTAGCACAGTCTGATTGTTGAATAGTAAGTCTGTAGCCTGTTGTCTTGCTGCTGTCATTTCTTGATCTGCACCTGAAGCCATACTCTTAACATCTGGGATGTAATCAAATCTTCCTTCTAAGTCTTCTGGTAATAAGCTCAAGTCTGCTTCTTGTCCACTCTCATCAATAGTCATTTTAGGTTTAATGATGACCTTATCTAAGTTCTTCTCGTTGGGATTCTCTACAACTGGATGAATAGGAGTTCTAGCAGCGTCCATCATGGTATTGATCTGTTGATCACTGACTTCACCGTTCATTTGAGTAACTGTGTCACCGATTAGTTGTAGATCTTCATCTTTTACAGTCATTTGGTCTAAACCAGACTGTTTGAAGAAGGCAAAGTCCTTTTCACCTATGATCTTTAGTACATACTCGTGCATATCAGTGTTAGCAAAGAGGAACTGTTGGTTATTAGATACCCACATGCTCATCATGTCTGCTAAAGCGTCTGATAAAGCGTTCTGGTTGTCCTGATCTCTTACATTCTGTTGTCTTTGAGTGTTCTTGATCTCTGTAGCAGTCTTATCGTTACTAAAAGGGTCTACACTTCCTACTCCTTGGCTCTGATCACCCATTGCAGTGTTAAATGCTGAGATTAATGAAGAGTAAGTTGTTTGAAAGTATCTTAATGGTTCACCACTACCTTGATGCTCTTGTACATTATCTGTTTTATCCATGATCCAGAGAGCTTCAGGACCCCATTCTATTGTTTCCATCCTTACACCTGATTCAGTTACCTTCAAAGGTGGTTTCATATGGATGTTCATTGTGTCTAAGAATCCACAAATGGTGGCTTGAATAGCTCTCCATAGTGGTAGTACACTCTCAACCTCTGACTCACCCCAAGCATCATCGCTTAGAGGGAAGTATTTAAGCTGAACAATAGGAATCTTGCCATGTTTATATGGGTTATCTATTTCTCTTAATAAGACATTGTGCTTAGGTGAGAAGGTTATCCATTTATCCTTACGATATTCAGTTACTACTTCAACTACTGGGAAGGCGTGGTCTTCACCGAGCTTATCATCTAATCCTTTTAAGGTTTTGATTCTTGATACATAGTTATTATCTCTTCTATCCTGAGTTTCTTTATCAATGTTCTCTTTAAGTTCTGCTAGACCTGGATACTTTGGTTCACCTGGGAAGGCGTTCTCATTCTCTAACTCTTCTAAGCCAATAAACTCACTGACTTGAACCCAATTAGTATCTCTAACATTGTTACCATTGATCATTCCTACATTACGTACATCTAAATATTTAAATTCATTACCATTGAACAGGACTCTGTCTTCTCCATCTTCCTCTTCTTGTTCGTATTTCCATGTGGTAAGTCCGAAGCATGAAGCAAACAGTCTAGTGTCCTGATCCATTAAACCCCATTTATGGTTCATTGTTCCACCATCGGTGGCACTGTCCCATTGGAAGTCTAGTAAGGCATTATTAATTTTAGCTTTGACAATATCAGCTCCTTCACGAGGAACTAATCTACCTCTGAGTTTAGAGTTAGTTAGTCTAGCTTTCTTTTCAATGATAGTTGTACGTAGTCTTGGATCTACTACTTTGGATAGATAAGGCCAGTTGTCTGGTAGTCTACCGAAGTAAGCATCTAGGACATCATTCCAACCGTTTTCACGATCAAGTCTGGTGTCTCTTTCTTCTGTCCATTGTTCGTAATGTTTTTGTGCTTCAATTAATGAGGTTTCTTCCATGAAGTAGATATACAACAGGTTCTACTAGGTTATCAATCTCTTTTAGATCTTCTAATCTGTATTATTCTTCTTATCTTAATAATACCTGGGTTGGCATTCATTAGGTTAATCTTATTCTGACAGGTATTACATATACGAATAAACTCACCTGGGTAGAGTTCGTAGTTAAAAGGTGGTAGTTCTTTGGGTACTTCGTCTGAGCAAGTCTGACAGTACCAGTTATTTTTGATAACTTCTTTCCTTAGTCCATATATAGCCCCACCATGTTTAGTCCACTTACCAGATGTTTTACCTCGTAGTGGATCATCTTTGTCTAGGTGTTGGTTGGACATTATTTAAGACTCCATTTGTTTTTAGATTTCCTATTATTATACATTACGTGATCTGTGGACGCTTTTGGCTTTAATGAATCGAATCCATACCTGATAGCATCCATGGCATGATTGAGCATATCTGTTGGCTTATTAAGTGTCTTTCCATCTCTATCTGTGTCCCAAAGGTAGCTTCTATATTCCTTAATTAGATTAAGACTTCTTTTAGTTACTGATACTCTTTGTTGTTGGACATACTGAACACCTTGATTAATTGAGTCCTTACCCTTAGTACAAGCAAGTATGTTGATTCCGTAGCTAGATATTTCATCTATTGATTTAGGTTCTGCACTGTCAGCTATTACAAGAGATTTAGTTACATTGTTTAGAACATCTGATATTTGTTTATTACTTAATCCTTTTTGATAAGCTACCTCGTCTAGTATGTAACCACCATTAAGATAGTAGATAGCAATGATAGCTGTGGGATCATTAGAGTACCCAAAATCCATTCCATATCGTTCGAGTCTAGCTTCGTGAGGTATCTCATCTACTATCAGCCAATCGGTGTAAACCCTTCCCTCTACTTCTCCTAGCAATCCTAAACCGTATACCTGCCACCACATTTTATTCTTCTTGCGTGACTCTATGGATTTAACAATGTTCTCTGATAGTCCTTCGTTGTCTAGGTAAGTAAGGATGATTGAATCAACATCCATGTCTGGGTTGTTAACAATGTCAGTATGCCACCAGAACTCTGTGACAGGATTCCAGTCTAACCATATTGAATCTTCTGTTCTAACCTCTAATTGATCATATGTTTCTTTGGGAATATTGTTGGCTTCGTTAATAAATAGTCTCTTACGTCTAGGACCTCTAACCTTATGAGGCATATCTAGTGAGAAGAACTCTAATGGTGTACCTGTTTCAAATGTATAGATTGAGTCAGTAGCATTCCATCTCTTATCATCCCAGTAGTTATGTTCTTGCATGATGTTTTTAAAGTCACGCATTGCACCTCTCTTTAAATGAGGCATTGATTCACTTGTTACTGATGTTAGCTGGGGTGTTTTATCTCTTTGACATTGATCTATGAATATTTGGAGAATTGAAATAGTTTTAGAAGCTGATGTGCCACCTTGGACACCTTTAATTCTCTTCTTAAGTTTACTTAGTTTCTTTACTGCTGTTGTCGGTATGAACATCTATCACTCCTTGTAGTATTGGTGTTGGTAAATCCTTACCATCTTTACCTGTTACCTCTGATCTACTTGAATATCCTCTGTCCTTACCTAGTGTACCTGCTATGAACTTAGCTACATCTGTTTGCACTCTTAGTAAATTAGTGTCTACTCCTTTGTCTGTTTCTGTTGAATATTCTAGGGTCTTATCAAGCACTTTTTCCGCTTTTACCAATCTATTGTTCTTTCCTAAGGATTCCGAAAGCCAATTAGGCATGCTAGAAGTGATACTTTCTGATGTTTCTCGTGAGTATCCTGCCTTAAGAGCTGATTGTAATGCATTAGAGAATGTCTTGCTTTTTGTATCTATGTAATATGATAGAAACAGTGATTGTCTTGGGTCTGCTTTGTATTGATTTCCTGCCATTTGTTTTAATTATACCACTTCTTCTATCTCATCGGATACAACGTGATTAGTTTCACCTCTTAGGTCTGGGTTGGAGTTAGATCTGTTCTAGTATTTAACTATAGCTTCATATTCGCTATCTGCTTCTACTTCGTGGATGTTAGTTATTTTATATTTCATAATTCTCCTGTAACATCCTTACTACTTTCTAGTCCTTGAGAGGGGGCATAGGGTTGGTAGGTTCTAGTCTTTCTAGTTCCTTACTACTTATAAACCAATCTCTGCCCTTTTTAGTAGCTTTGAGAGTCTTTCTAGCTATTCTTTGTCTAAGATTGGCTGGTGCTAT